TGCCCGACTGGGACATGAAGGAGAGACCGGAGGAGGACCCCGAGGAGGAGTATCCCAAGGCAAAGGCCCTTAGACAGAGGAAGAAACGCTCGCAGTCAAGCGATTCCGAGGAAGAAATTAATACGAAGCAGGAATAATACGTTGCCGCTTCATATATGTAGTATGACAGAACGAACTGTGATACTGTGTTGTCACAACCACTACGTGCAACAGGGGAGTCAAGTCTCCGATTGCTCAAGGGTGGTGACCTCGTCGTCGCTGGCTATGCCAGTGTCGAAGTGGTAGACAAACAAGGCGACAAGATAACCAAGCAGGCACTCAAAGACGCATTCAAGAAATACATGGAGGACCCGAAGTTCAGAAACGTGCAACTAGCGCACTCAAACATACAAGTCGGGGAAGTAATACCATCATACACTGATAACGAAGGGAGGTTCTGGAAAAGCGAAGTTGACGATGTCGGCATGTTTGTGGTTGTATCACTACGAGACGACATCGAGAAAGCAAAGGAAGTCGCTGCTGAAATCCGCAAAGGAGCACTCAGAGGATTCAGCATCGGTGGTCAGGCATTCAAGAGAGTGAGGAAGTCGGACCCCGAGCACGGAGACTACCAAGAGATCAGCAAGTTGGAACTGCATGAGATTACAATCTGCGAGCGAGGCATCAATCCAGAGGCGACGTTCAAGATTCTAAAAGAAGACAAAGAAAAACAAAAGGTGACAAAAATGACAGAAGAAAATGACGTAATGACGCAAATGACTGACGTCCTCTCGCGTCTGGAAGGTCGACTGGATGCCTTTGAGAAGGGGATGCCTCCTCAACTCAAAGAAGCCATGAAAGACGACAAGAAAGACATGAAGGACGAGAAAGACAAAATGATGGAACACGGCAAAGACAAAGATGACGAGAAGAAATCCGAGGACGTAGAAAAGTCCGACGAGTACTCCGACGTCATCTCGTCCGAGTACTTGGACTGGATGGAGAACACCCTGAAATCCGCTGGCGTGGATGTAGAGGGTGCTCGAACCCACTTCGATGACGTGGCAAAGGCGAACCTCGGTTCCCACCCCAGCGACATCGGAGACGGTGGTTCCTACTTCGGTGGGCAAGCACCCGGCAGGGAACAGGAAGACGGCAAGCCAGAGACCCCCAAGGCCGAGTTCGGCGCTGGTGGGAAAGGCAAACCATCCAAACTCAGGAAGGCCGACTACCTTAACCCAGAGGACGTATCCGCGACTGACGTGGAAGCAGCCTACGAAGTCTACAAGGCAGCCATGCTAGAGGCAGAGATGAAGAAATCCCTAGAGGGACAGTTCGCATCCCGCTACGAGCAAGAGCGCTCCGAGGAGATAGCCAAGGCCGCTGCTCTCGAGTTCGACGCACGAGGACCTCTCGATGAGATCCAGAAGTCGATCGCCTCCCTAGCGGAGAGAGTCGAGGCACTCAGCAACCCAGCAGAGACTGGCGAGACCATCGCCAAGTCCGAGTCCGTACCATCAGTAGATGTTCCCTCCACCGCTGACCTAGCGTCAATGTCGTGGGACGAGGTGCACAACCTCGCAAACAAGGCTTTCAGGAGGGCCTGAATAAAACAACACAATTGAGGTGATTATGAATGGCAAGAGACTACGTACGAACAATAACAGACATGGAGCGCTACTACTACGGCGCTGGAAACGCAATGGGATACTCCTACTCCGGTAGCGAGTTGCTCAAGGCTGACAGCCCAATGCTCTCCACAACAGCAGGAACATACCAAGCAATCTATGGACGCAAAGTCTGGTCGCAGTTGAACCAAGAGTTCAACGCCTTCAGCATACTACCAAAGCGCCCATGGGACAGATCAGGATGGAGAGTCATCACCGCCAAGCCTAACGGCGGTGCACTCCACGGCGGCGTTGCTGAGAACGCAACACTGCCTGACACTGTGAAGCCAACCTTCCAGCACGTCGCTGCAAAGCCAAAGACGATCGCTCACACCTTCGACATGTCGGAGACTGCGATCTTCCTTGCTGACAAGGACGACGGTCTCGGAGACATCCGATCCGTGCTGAAGGAAGAGATGGGCAAGCACCACGCTGAGATGGTCAACAAGATGCTCCTCACGGACGTCACGACCGTCGCTGCCAACAACTTCGAGTCGTTGGACAGGGTCACAACTGGAAACAACCAGATGACATCAGGTACCCACTACGACGCTGGGGACGAGGACATCTACTCCATAGACAGAAGCGCCAACACATGGTCCTTCGCTGAGGACAACGCGAACTCAAGTTCGACGAACAGGGCCCTCAGCCTAGACCAACTGGACACGCTCTTCCAGAACATCTGGGAGCGCGGTGGAAACCCGAAGGTCATCCTGACTGGATATGACACCCTGATGAGACTACAGCAACTGCTACAGTCCCAGCAGAGGTTCATGGAAGAGAAGAGGGTGACCCCCACCTACAACGGTGTAAAGGGTGTTCCCGGTATCGAGGCTGGTTTCATCGTGGCAACATACAACGGTGTCCCGATCATACCATCCAAGGACGTTGTGAAAGACGGTATCAGCAGGATGTACTTCCTCGACACTGACTACCTGTACTTCAGCACAGCAATCCCAACTCAGTACTACGAGAGTGGTATCGAGACTGGCGACCCATTCGCCATCAACAGACTAGGTCAGGAAGGGCTATACCGAACCATGGGTGAGATATGGACCACTTTCTTCGGAGCACATGGTAGCGTGAGGGACCTGTCCTGAATTGGAGATAACAAATAGGTAAGGTGAAAAAGATATGGCAGTAAGTTTTAGCAGAACAACAGGCAGTGGCGGAGTAATGACCGTCTTGACAGAATTGGAATTGTACGCAGGTACACCAGAAGACAGCACGACTTGGCTAGACGGTGGAGCAGCCGCGGACTCATACCCCGGCTCCCTCGACGGTTTCGCAGCCAAGAACAGCAACACAACAAACGCTGTGGCAGGGTTGAAACTCATCGTAGGTGAGTGCACACTCGTCCAGAACGGAAACGTGTTCACAGTTGGTGGAGACGCTACAACCATACAATCAGTGGTTATTGGTGGGAGTGGTGCAGCCGGTAAGTCACTCACAGGAAAAGTGACTGGCGGGAACACAATCGTGTTCACAGCAGAGGCAACCATCGATACGACTGTTGGGTTCATGGCAATTGTCGCTTGAGGTGCATACAATGCCCTCTGTGCGATACAATGGACCCTCGTTCTTCAGGCGAAGCCCCGATGCTTATACGCCTGACTGGACAAGGGGAGAGGTCAGGGACGTCACACAGGAGTGGGTGGACGAGTACCGCCGATTCCTTGTGACTCCCTACTTCACCCTTGAAGGTGACGAGGCCCCAACGGTCGATGAGGGGAACGACGGCATACCTGACGATTCGTGGCGACGTGCTGACATCAGCGCGTGGCTCGGATCTCAGGGTGTCGAGTTCGCCGCATCGTCATACAGAACAAAAACGAAATTGCTTCAACTCGTGGACCAGCATCTGAACCCTCCGGCACCAGAGCCGGAAGTATTAGATGAGGAGCCTCCAGTTGAGGAACAACAGGAAACAGGAGAGTGATTAATACATGGCATTTGAAAGTACAATAGACCCAAGACCAACAGCAGTCGGCAACCTACTCATGGTGACCGGCACCTTCACCAACGGTGGAAGCGACGCAGGAGGAAGCATAGACCTCTCAAGTCAACTTGCCACAATCGTTGCCGCTGGCGCTAACGCCGGTAGCAGCACCGCTGGTACGGGCGCTGGTGTTGACGGGGTGTTCGCACTGATCAACGGATCTACCTTGGTCATACAGAACGTCAACGGTCAAGACGGCACATGGTTCGCTATGGGTCAACGAAGTTGATTCGGTAGGTGAACCCGATGGTTAAGGCACTACAAGTACTAGGACCGTTCACGCCTAAGCAATTTAGCGGAGCAGGTAATGACGGTGCTCTAAGCACCAGCATGACCGCTGCTATAGAGGCCCTAACTGATTACGACGGTGCTAAGATAGTATCAGTAGAACCGATCATGGTCCTTGGTAATGTCTTCCTAGTCGTCTATCAGAAACCATGAGAGTGAGGGATATGCATGGGGTTCGAGTTAAGAACGCTTGATATCGATGATCTCTCAGTGGCACAGAAGCAGAACGTGAGATACGCAGCAAGCATCGGGGAGGGGAACGTCCTCTCGGAGGACAAACCCCTCGCCGGTGTCACATCCGAGCAGCGCAAACGGAACAAGAACGTAGGCGACGTGCTCAACATAGGCGCTGGTACGCGCTGCAAGCACTGTGGATTCCTACACTTCATGTGGAGGGAAACATGCGGTGCATGCGAAAGACCAATGGAGTACAACCTAGCGACACGGAGTGAGGAGGCCAGACTGTAGATGCCACAAGTTTTCAGTCCCGGTGAGCCAGAGACTAGACCCCTTGATCCAGAGGCCCTCGTCTACACCACACCACAGAAGGTCGCCGACCTTCTCGAGATCGGCCCACAGGACGCTGTGGCGATGGCGGCAGACGCTGGTACTACAGGGGTTTTCGTCACTGGAACCGATTTTCGCAACATTGGATTCGCAGTAGGAGACACGATTCTGATTTACAGCGATGCCGACCCCCTCGGTCTGGAGCGCACCATCACGGCCATCACATCGACGATCAACGGCGTCAGGCTCGGATTCGCTGACTCCATAACCGACACTGACTATCAATTGGCTGACAACCCATTTGTACAGAATACGGCGTCGTTCACCAACGGTAGGACGAGGGGCGTCACATACGACAAGGTCAAGCAACTCATCCTCCGTGTGCAAGATAGGATAGACAACATAACGCACAACTCATGGAGACCAAACCTCGTCGCTGCGGAGTACATCAACTTCGACACCTACAAGCCATACAGGCGACGATACTACACCGACTATGTCGGTACCACACCACTCCTCTTCCGCAATGTCCAACAGATGCTACGCATCGAGTTGTGGCAGGGTGATGACTACAGGGAA